ATAAAGAGTGGTCTGGATTACACCAATATCATGTCTTGTGGCACGGTCTCCTTTACGCGACCTACCCAAGTCACTCTTCTTGTGGGCGATTCCTCTAGTATCCATCTCATAGTATTTACATCGAGCAATAATAGTGTCACGCCCCGCAGGCACATACCAGGCAGATACCGTCACATTCTCGGGAGACAGGTCTTCCTTCAATCTGAATCGACCGAAAGGGAAATTAACTCTTTCTATCTCGGACTCCCCTACACCACAACCATTCGCTCTTATCACTAGGGACTTTCTATAATCCCAAATCTGGCGATAGGTGTCTCTTATTTGGTATGCCTCATTTTCCCAGAGGACTTCTCCATCCTCAAACCAGATGGAAGTTCCGGGTTTTTTAATATTTACCACGGATGCCGGACACATAACTTTATCACCTTCGCGTTAGATTATTTGGGGGGAGGAAGGTTCAGGCAAAATGAAGGAGGGTTTCACCTCGATAATGTCAGATTAAACCAGTTCAAATGTGACAGTCTTGTCTTGTCCGTCAACGATGAACTCTCCAGAATCAGAAGCCGTGCCTTCCTCGGCCTCGAACCAATAGGTTCCGTCCGGTAGCCTGATAACAGCTTCTCCCTCGGAATCGGTGGTGGCGGTCGGGCTGACCTGAGTGCCACCCTGCTCGTCATAAACAGTTATCGTGGCTCCTTCCGTGTTGTTCTGTTCATCAAATGTTATATTATGAGCAAAGATAAGCTCGTCGTTCGAGAGCAGGGAGAAATCCACGGTTTCCAGGTCTTCAACTCCACCTGTCTGCGAGAATGATTCCACCACACAGGGTCCACCCAGCGTATAGGTTTCGGAGCCGTCCGGGTCGTAGTTCACCCAGACAACATTCCGGCTGTAAAACGCGGTCTGAATGGTGTCATAGCCAGCGTCGCCGGGCTCCCAGTTCAAGGTTCCCGACACGCTCCAATCCAAAAGACCTATGATACGAGAGCGAGAGCCTTCCGTTCTAAAGTCAGTGTCATCCAGAGCGTCACCCTCGGCATTAAAGTCGGCGGTGGTCGCTGGCATTTCGTGCATGTTCTCGGGAAGAGGCTCATAAGGGTTAGACTCATCCTCCACCGAGGCAACGGTAATCTTTTTATGAAACGCAGCTTGTCCCATAGCGTCACCTCCTTATGGAACAAAAAGTTTATTACTCTACACCCACTAATTCTCCGTTCGAGAGCAAGGAGAAGTCCACGGTCTCGAGGTCTTCCACACCGCCAGTCTGAGAGAACGATTCAACCACGACGGGGCCTCCCAGAGCATGGGTTCCCGAACCATCGGGGTCGTACTCCACCCAGATAACCTTTCGATTATAGAATGCGTCCTGAATGGTGTCGTATCCATCGTCACCGGGCTCCCAATTCAGGGTTCCGGAGACGCTCCAGTCAATCAAGCCTATAATCCGGGACCGAGAGCCTTCGGTCCTGAAATCAGTGTCATCTAGGGCGTCGCCCTCGGCGTTGAAATCTGCCGTGGTTGCGGGAAGTTCGTGCATCTCTTCCTCACCGGGCTTTTCAGGAGTTTCCTCGTCCGTCACATTTCCCACAGAAATCTTTTTGTGAAATGCAGCTTGTCCCATAATTCAAACCTCCTTTAGGTTAATTATTAAAGTAATCAGAGTCTTCCTTGTATTGCAGATTCATGGAAAAAGTAGTGGTCTGTGCCACCAGGTCCTCGTCCGTTCCCAGGGGAAACGGTTTCGAAATCCGTCTTCGACGAATATCCTTTACTTCCGCCTCATTGACCTCCAGAGTATTAAGATGGAGGGCCTTAATCAGCTTGTGGGTAATCTGCCGACAGACCCTTCCTCCCCCCTTCTCGCGGGAGTTTACCACATGGAATATCATGGTGCCGGACTCCCCGGCGGTCACGTGACCCAGGGTCATCCACTGAGCTAGGTCGGATTCTCCATCTAGCAGGATATAGGGATACTCGGCAGAACTTGGAACGATATCATTCCAGAAGGGAGCTTCAATACCGTTGTCCGTGAACGTGGAGGCAAACTCTGACAGAAGTTCCGACCAGATATCATTCATTTCATTGGTGTTATTTTCGTTGCCCATTTAAGATTGCCTCCTTATCTGCCGTATCTGAACAGACTTTCTCCTTCCGCTCCAGAGACTCCCGTCGGGTGTATTGTTTTAAAGTCCACAGGAACGGGAACTTCCCAAGAAGGGTCTCCCGTGCTCGGAAGCTCGAACACATCCGTTTCAGTCAGGAATCCTTCTGAAGCGAACTCGTACGCCTTGGAGACAAACGACGGGTCCTGCTGGGCCGCACGCATAAGAGGACGGGGGTCAAGATTCTGAGATGAAATCCCGAACTCCAGAGCCAGCACATAGGGACAGACGCTGTAAACATAACCTTCCCAGCGACCTCCTCCCATGTGTCCTCGAATGTAAGTTCTAAATGAACCTCTCAGGTCTCCGGTTATCTCCGCGGGCCACTCGGCTCCCCGCACGAAGGGGTTGGTACCCGGGGACGTCGAGGCGGTATGAATTTCCTTGCCTTTCACGTTGAAATAGGTTCGTCCGGTTCTCCGGCCTCCCATGGGACCTAACATTTTCTCGAGAAATGTCTTGTAGTGTTCCACGACATTTGACATGTTTCGATTTATCTTATCCTTGAAAGCGTCCTTGGCGGAGCTAGCAGTAAAATTAGCACTCATTTCCACCCGAGTTTTTCCCATGATATCACCACCTATTCCACGGCTTCCGCCAGAGCGTACTGGTAATACTCCAGAAAGCTCTGGGAGTAAACTACCCGATATCTGGTTCCCTCGGGCTCCTCGTTTTCTTTCAGGCCGTCGGGGTCGTCTTCCACAATGAGAAGGTCAGGAGAGATTTCCATGGAATTCCCATAGTTATCCTCAAAGGGCAGGAATACCCGGTGAGTATGCTCAAACCGCCGGCGGTCCATTTCAAACGCCGTGGTTCCGGTTCGAGTCTCCACGAAACCCGCGGTCTCATACTCGGTTTCCCAGGTATCGACCAGGTCGTTATTATCATCGCGAGTTTCGGTGTATTTTCCTATGACGAGGGGTTTAAGCCAGTCCCCGAACTCGTCTTCGAATGACAGCATGGATTATTCACCTCTCAGGATATCAAACTGACCCTTTCGAAAAGCTGGCTGCGTGGCGTCTGTGTCGTCACGAAGCTTTTGTTTTTGCGTCTCGCTCAGGGCACCCACAATGGGCTGTGCCAGAAGATGGGCTTTCTTGTCATATTCCTCAGCAATGTCCATCCAGGTTTGAGCTCGTTTCTGATAATCGACCGACAGGGGACCCAGGCTCTTATCAGCTTGAAGGGCGAAATATCTCGATATGATACGAGAGCACCGAGACATCACATTATAGAAATGCTCATCCTCCTGTTCGATGATTCGAACGATGGTATCCTCGGCCAAGACATCAACTGGAGGATTTCCGAGCTCCTCTCTAACTATATCCAGAGTTACTTCCATCGTTATCACCCTTCTTCTCGTAGCGTTTCATTTTTTCAACCTGCTCCCACTCTTTTTCGGTGCGGGGCTCTCGAAGATACCCCGCCTCCTTTAGAGAGCGAAGGTTCCCCATGTCAGAGGATTTCACGAGGGTACCCTTACGCAGAGCACCCCGTGAACCTCTGGGTATATTGCGAGCTACAATAAGGTATGCCATGATTATTCCACGAGGTCTTCGAGGAACATGCCGAGGTCGGAGCCCACGACTTTCATGTCGTAAGCCATTTCGGCTTCAATACGGTCGGCCTTGATTTGCTGCATGTAGAACTGACCGATGGTTACGCCGTAAGGGTTGCCGAGGTAGCCATTCCAGGTAAAGATATACCCGGCAGAAGGTCTGCGAAGTCCAGGATTGGGAGCAGCGTAGTAAAGCAGTCCGTCCTTCTCCACGATTTCCTCAAAGTGGTCGTCGTCGTCGTCACCCTCTTCTCCGGTGTAATGGATACCCTCGGCGATTACCAGACGGTCAATATCGAGAGCCTGAGCAATGAGGTCCTGTCTCAAGTTGATGGCAACCTGAGAGTATTTTACGAGCTCGATGATATCGGGATGGTTCTTGAGAGCATCCCAGGTCTTACCTCCCACGGCCAGACCGTTGGGCATGAACCCGGTGACCCTCTTCATTTCCCGTTTCCACTCGGAAACATCAATTAGAGGTTGAGACTCGTCGTAATCGTCCCAGTGAGTGAACTCATCATCTCCGGGAGTGGCACTGGTCACGCCACTCTTGTCCTTGTCCCAAGGGGTCGCATTGAGAAACTCGCCCACGAAGTCATTCTCCCTTTTCAGGAGAATCTTATGAGTGACAAACTCGGTGGCGTCAGCATCAGCGTCCAAGGGTTCGTCGGTGTTTGCCCGAGCCTGGGCTCCCACATCCTTGTGGATAGCGTACACTTCACACATGTAGCTATCGTCCGAGACGGTGTACCCGGTACCTGCTGATTCGGTGGCATCAGGACGTCTCTTCGCTTCATCCCGGAACCAGGCTTCCTTGTCATAGACGAAATACTTGTCGGACTTCTTCTGAACGGGAACTTCGGGAAAGATTGCATCGGCGATAAATTCCGTGGTGTCCTGAATGTACGCGACCGAGATATTGGTAAGAATCTGGTCTCGGTGTGATTCTTCTATGCTCGGTTGTGCTTTAGTAATAACTTTAGCCATTTAATTCACCTCCTTTAAGATAGGTCTCTTTCAATGACTGCTCCAAAGAGCAGGATACTTGCTATATTTCCATCGTCAGCACCGTCGATTCCGATACCAACAACTTCTTCGCTTGCAGTTGTGCCAGCGTCCTCAGCGGTTCCGTCCGAATTCATCACCACATATTCTCCGGCAGAAATGTCTCCAGCACCTGCGATGACCTTGGTGATTCCGGCCTGCATGATTTGAGCGGACTCACCTGCCTTCGGGGCGTTTTGGAGAACTCCCAGGGGAGTATCGCCAGCAACACTCACGGTTTCGACCTTTTCTGCCTCAGAGATGGTGACGAACTTAAACTGGTCGTCGGTCATGTCCGCACCGGCCTCGAAGCCCGGCAGAGTAAACAGAGGAAGTTGAGTAGCCATAGAATCTACCTCCTTTCAGTTATGATAATAATTTATCTGGTCTCTTTATACTCGCTGTAAAGCTTGGGGTTACTTCTGGCCGCCTTGGCAAAAGCTTTCTCGAAGGTCAGGTCGGGGTCAGCTTCCTGAAGCTTCTTCGCTTTTTTGTTAAGCTCTTCCTCGGAAGAAGTAATATCGGAGCCAGAGTCTCCCGATTCCTTGAACAGGTCCGCCTCTTTCAGACGATTGGCAGCAGTTTCCAGAAGCTTTTCTACTTTCTCAAAAAGCTCCTCGTCCTCTTCGTCCAGCTTCATGAGAACATCAACGATTTCCTCGGTCTCACCAACCGGAGCATAGTCCTCGGCTTTCTTGGTGAGCTCGGTGCGTCTCCGGGCCCGACGCTCTTTTTTGGCCATTTCCTTGTAAGTGGCCAGCTCGTCCTCCATCTTTTCCAGATGAAGTTTCATCTCTTCGGACATCTCGGACTTTTTCACATCGTCACCTTCCTCACCGTCATCACCTTCGTCGCCAGAATCGTCGCTCTTGAGCTCATCCACCTCTGACTGGAGACTCTCAAACTTTTCTTCAAGCTGCTCCCTCAGTTCTTCGTCTTCAATGGACTTCAGCAAATCCTCCATATTGTCACCTCCATTTTTGGTATCAGATTTGTTCTTCAAGCTGGTCGTGGCATTCTGCAGAAAATTCACCAGCTGACCTGCCGAACGCTGAATCAGGCTCAACTTTTCTCGAGCCTCGGCGTCGGCGTTGGATATAATCTTGTTGACATTTTGATAGAACGCCGCAATCACGCTCTCGGCCTCTTCTTTCTCGACAGCCTGGGACTCAATAAAAGTCTTGAGGTCCATCATTTCTCCTTCCGCCTCGTCGTCTCGCTTAATCATCAAGAACTTTCTCTTGTTCGCCGGCTTATCCACCGAGGAAATTTCATCCACATTAAGCTCGACTATCTTTTTGGGCATCCAATCACCTCCTTATCTGGGTTCCTGGGGGG